ACCATAAATTATCTTTTGCTAAATTTATACTATCTAAACCTTTTTTTAATGCTTCATTAGATGTATTCATAAGTTCTGCAAAACCTTGATAAGCAAATTCAGAACCCATAGGACCACCTACAGCAGGTTGTATGCCAGTTTGTAATTTTTGTATGTTAGGTTTATATTTTTGTATTCGTGCCATAGTTTATAATATTCTCCATGATTCTTTATACTTCGGTTGTTTCATATAACTTTTATATCCTTTACTTTGTGGAACTGTTGTACCAAACATTTTTGCTCCTCCTAAAAATTGATTTTCTCTTCCCATATAAGTATCAAAATAATTAGTAGTATCTGCAGGTTTTTTTGTTCTTTCGTAAATATCTGATCCACCTTTAATGACTCCAGCGACAGCATCAAATTGAACTGCTCTTACTCTTGATTTATAATAATGTTCAGATTGTACTGCTTTTAACAAATATGAATCTCTCCTTACCAATGCTTTATTAATTTCTAAACTTGTGTTATAAGCTATTGCTTGTTTTTGTGTTTCAAATATTCTAGCATTATCTACAAACATGTGAACAGGTGTTCCTCTTCCAATATCTACACCACTATAAGCGTAAGCTGTTTCTGCTGCTGCTTGTACTTCATTCCATTCTGTTTGTAATAAATCAAATTCAAATTCTTTTGATTGTTTTAAATCTGCTATATTTTGTTCTTCGGCTGCAGCATTTCTTCTTTCAATAGATGCTGCAATTTGGCCTTCTTTTTTTAAAGCATTGGCTTGGCTTATCTTTGCTCCAAATTGTAAAGCAGTTGTTGCTGCCATCATTGCTGTTTTTGCGTTCATTATCTTGTCCTCGCCATTCTCATATAATCTTTACCGTCTGGTCCATATCTAACCATTAGTCCTTCTGGTTTAAAACCTAACATTAATGCAAACTTCATTCCTTCTGGAAAATTATTTTGAACTACTATTTGTATTCTTTTATATTTCTTCATTAATATATTTAAGTTTTGTTTCATTGTTTTTACAGTAGTAATAGGATGTTGTCTTATTAAATTACTTGCAAGCAACCAACCCTCTCCTACTTCTTTCCATAATTCATACACTCCAGAACAACCTACAACTCTGTTATTATCATCTAATCCTGTCCAAACATTTTGTTTTTCTGGAAAACTTTTTAGGTAATGTTGTTTAGTTCCATAAAATAATCTTCTGTAATTTGGTTCTAAATCCATTAACTTTTTTATATGTTCTTTTTTAAATGGTACTATTTTCATTTACTAAATATGTTAGCACTTGCAAATATAGATAATATTGTCATAGGTAATGGTTGATTTTGTTGTACTACAATATTACCATTCGTACTAAATCCTCCTCTAAATTCTACTTCTTTATCTCCACTAAATAAATCTACAGCACTATCCATTGAATCTGCAGAACTACGAAACGGAACTCTATCTACATTACTTGTTGAACTACCTACTAACAACCCTATTGTTTTATATAATCTAACAAAAATATTATGTATTCTTTTAGGCATACCTTGTACTGTTTCTTGGCCTGTTCCAACAGCCGTGTCCATTCTTAATGTTTGTAAAGTTGATGTATAATTTAATCCTATATGAGCTTTTACTGCATATCTATCTAAAGTTATTGCTCCACTTGATACAGTTTTATTTGGATGTGTTGCACCATTAACCAAACATGTAACTGATTGTCCTTCTAAATGATGTAGCCCTGTTAATGTTATGCTTGCTAAGTGCATTGTAAAACTTCCACTTCCTGTTGAAGTAATATCAACTTTTTGTGCTACAGTTCCAGCAGTTGCTCCAGCAGCAGTTAAATATAATTCTACGGTATTGGAATCTATACTTTTAATAAAATATGTTTGATATTGATTTATACCATCAGGCATTGTTGCAGTATATAATGGTTCTATTTGTACGGCTTGTTCTGTACTCATTGCATGACTAGCTATTGTAATTCTATCGGTGCTTGCATTAACATTAGAATTAGTAAAACTTTTAGTGCTTGCAGTAAATGTTAGTCCACTATCTACAAAAAACATATTGTTATTATTAGAACCCCAATCTATTGGTTTTAATTTTTCAATAAATCTTTTTGTTGAAGAGTTAATTGTTCTTTTAACAACAACCCACATTTCATCTTCATCAGCATCTGTTGGTATAGTGCATACACTTTCAACTAATCCATGAGAATAAGTCAGACTATCATAACTTTCATGTGTTCCAGTAAAGGTTCCACCTATTTCATGCTCATGCCAACCAACAACTTTTTGTTCTCTTTGATATGTCATACCCACCATTTTTCCATTTGTTAAAACACACCAAACAACACTATCTGGTTCTTTTTGATATGCTTGTTCTACTACACCAGTTTCTGTTATATGTTCTGCAAGTATAGTTAAATCTGGTGCAACAAAAGAATCTGTATCATAATCATATACCATCTCTCTTAACTTTCTTTTTGCTCTTTGAGTAAAAACTGTAACATTAGAAATACTTAATGGATGTATTGATGCACAGCCATAATTAGATTGTTTTCTTATTTCAATATTTGTAGGTGTTAATGCAGAGTCTGTTCCCCCACCTTTTGCTATAAACTCTCCACCCATTGTTCCAATTAATAATGATCTAGTTCCTGCAAGCCATCTAATAACATTAACATGGTCAGATGCTATTGCAAATATCATTGCATCACTAGCATCAGTTCCTGCTTTAAAGTTTTCATAATCTGCTGACTGACTAAAAAATAAAGATTGTGGTTCTGTAGCTGTTGAACCAAAAACTAATCTTTGTTCAAAAAATGTAGTAGCAGCAGGATGTCCTGTCGTATCTGAAAATGCTCCCAATGACCAATCTGCTGTTCCACCTGTTCCAGAAAAATCATCTTTAATATCAGCTTTTACAACAGTTGCACTTGTATAGGTTATTATTTTTGCATAACCAGCACTAAAAGTAATTAATCTTCCTACATCGCTTGAAGCAAAAGTACCAGCAGATGCTGTTATTGTTCTATCATCTCCTGAAGTATGAGATGGTGTCATAGTTGTTGCTGTAGTATTTTGATCTAAGTAAGGACCATCAACTAAGTCTGCTTCTGTTAATGTCCAAGTGGTATGTGCTGTTCTTGTTAATTTTCTAATAGATACATCTGGATGAACTAAATACATAACATCTGCAGATTGAGTAAATTTAATATCTCTTAATTGTGCTTCAGTATATGGGCTTGTAATTGTATAAACTCTTGATGCAGTTCCTGCAGAACTATAAGCAGTAAAAGCACTTGAATTAATATTAGTTCCATCTTCATCTTGTAATTCAAAAGTATTAGTTGTTTTATTTGCTACCTTATATCTTCTTCCGTTTAATTCTGTCATTCCTACAACTGCTTGTATAAGAACAAAATCTCCATTAGAATAACCATGCGATGTTGCAGTAACTACACATGGGTTTGCTTGTGTTGCTCCAGATATAGTTTTTGTTGCTTCATATATTGGTGCTTGATTTTTATAAAATCTTATTTTACCTGTCGCAAATTCTAAAACATAAGTTTGTACTGTAGAAAATTCAAAAGGTATTAATCTTGTATATTTAGATTGGTCGTGAACTCTTGAAACAAATTCTGTACCTGGCCTTCTTGACACGCCACCATGTGGATGTATAAGAAAATTATTTAATTCTTTTGCAGAATTATTGTAAATTGCTAAATCAGTTCTTCCTTCTAGTCTGGGGGATATTTCACCACCAGTAAAATTTGAATATGCTAATGTTGTTCTAGCCATTATTAAGCCCTCGCATTAAGCCATGTGTTAGCTATTATTTTATCTGGTTGTCCTTCTGTCGCATCAGCATGTCTTGCTTCTACAATCTTTGCTTCATATAATTGCCACATAGCATTTGTTAATGTAGTGGAACCTGTGATAGCATAACCTGTATCTGAAGCTAATCTTGCAGCAATCGTTTCAATTAACAATGTATCATATTCATTTGGATCAGTAACTCTTCCAATATATTTAATATATACTGTTGCTTGGTCTGTTAAAATTTCTCTTCCTTCTACTTTCCAATCTATATCCACTTCATTGGAAGAATAAGAACCTGTATGAAAATCTAAAATTCTTAAACAATATGGATCGGTAGGTAGTGGATAAGCATAACTATACTGATAAGTAGGAGTTGTTGAAGATTGATTTAATTGTTGTCTGTTAATTAAACAATTCCAAGCATGTCCTCTAAATACAGCATCTCTTACAAAATCAAATCTTTGATTTAATAAACGAGCATTTTTACTATCCTCTGTTAATGATACAATGTTAGATGCTCCTAACATGTTCATTGCAGAATTACATATATCAATTTTACTTGCCATTAATTATTTTTTTTCTCCTATTAATAATATAAAAAAATTTTGCCAGTTTCTGTTTACAAGTACTGGCTAACTCAGAATCTTATTCAGGGTTGTGTTAGAATTACAAACGCATTAATCAGTTGTATAATATACCCACATACTAATGGTTTTAGCATCAGCAGCATTATTTCCTGTTAGCTTTACCAAAATATCAGTTTCAGTAGTATAACGATAACCAACACCAGTCATTGCTGCAGTTGTTCCATCAGCAATTTTTGATGAACCACCTAACATTGATTGTGTTTGGCCAGCCGTGTTCCATGTTGATACAATAGAAATAAATCTATTAGGATCATCAGAATCTCCAACTTCTAAAGTTGAACTACCATGTAAGTCATCTGCTTTTAAGATAACATCATGTATTGTGGAACCTGCAGGCATCCTTGCCAACGCAACGGTATCGTCTACGGCAAAAGATGATGTTTCATAGGTATCATACCACACTCTTAATACTCCGTGTACTTGCTCAGAAGATGCAGGAACTCTTGGAGTTGCGTCTAAATTTGTAATGTTTACACCTTTATGTGCAGCCATATTATTTAGTTACCCCTAGTCCTCCCTACATTTAATTTCAACGACTTTTTCTTCTTCCATTCTTGTAGCACCGATACTCATACAATAATAGACTTGTGTAGCATAACCTTTGTCAGCTCTTTCATCTATTTTTGCTGTAATATCTTTACCTATTGAAAGTAATAAGCCGTCTTCAGCCCAAGCAATCACTCTACGATTAACTCCAGCTTCGCTGGAAAGACGATTAGATACAATAAACTTAAAACCTAAGAATGTATCAATTTCGCCTTGCACTAATGCTTTAACAGTATTGTAATCTGATGAAGTTACAGTTGTTATGTTTAACAAATCTGCAAGTTGTTCAGGTGCAACAGCACAATAACGAGGTAATGTTGGATCAACATTATTCTCATCAAGTAGTTGTTTTGCACTAACAAGTTTTGCGACTGTCAAACCTGCAGCAGGTGATCCGACTGCAACTTGTTGTCCTGCTGGAAAACTCGTTGAAGTAGAACCTGTTTCACCAGTATATGCAGTTCCGAAAGCAGCAGAGATGATTTCATCATCAATAGCTCTTCCCATTGCAAATGCTGTGGCTTGTGAGTAAGGACTTGTTGGATCAATTAATGTTCTGACTTTGTCTTGGTCGTCAATTAAGTCAGCATACTCATAATCAACAAGCGATACTCTTCTTCTGGCATGTGGAGTGTCAATTTGTGGTGTGTCTGCATGTCTGCTCATTCTCTTTTGTGCAGTCGCAGAACCAACTTGATCGTAAAATGCGTTCTTTCCTACTTGGCTTTCAACTCGTACAGCGTTTCTGAACAAACTTCCTTTTTGTTGAGAAAGTAATTGTACATTACTACTATATTGTTGAACAAAAGCCGTAGTAATTTGAGAACTCATTAGATCTCCTTATCCAAAATTGTTAATAAAAAATAAACAGCGAGAAGTGCTGTCCATAATTGGACACTCTCTTGGGAAGTAACGATTACCCCATACGAGTCATTAGACTAACAACAGGAATGTTCCCATTTACCCTGACTTTTGTTTTAAAAAAACCAAAACAAAAAAAACTTTTTAAACTATCGCACAAGCGTAACTATTAATTTCAAGACCAACAGCAACGATACGAATAGTAGGTTTTTTCCATTCATTCATTTTCCTTATCTATTCCTATTTCCTTTCTATCCTTCTTCTGGATGAACCATCTCTTGCATGTCTGCTACTTCTTTAACTGCATCTTCATGGCCTGGATCTTTACGATTCCAGTATGGTGAACCAGTAACAGTTAATTCTGCAATCTTTCTTTTAGCTTCTGCAGGAGTGAAAAACTCACTTCCTTTTTCTCCAGTAGCAATCTTGTCTTCAGATATAGTGTCTGCAATGTTAGACATCAACTTTATAAATGTAGGATGATTACCTAATTTAGTTCCATCTTTTAATTCTACATCTAAAAATTTAGTATCGCCATAAGTTTGGAATACTCTTTGAGAAGATTTTAATTTTGCGTCATAAGTTTTTCCAAACTCTTTTCGCAATGCAGCTTCTGATTCTGCTCTTTTAGTATCAGCATCCACATTTATATCTTCTATTTGTGTCTTAACTAAATCTTTAT